GCCGCACCACCACTTGTTAATCCAGTTGCACCAACTCCACCAGCACCGCCACCGCCACCGCCACCATATGCGTTTGTTGTTGTTGAAGCGCCGCCGTTGCTACCTTGGCTTGGACTTGTGGATGGCGTGTTTCCTGCACCACCAGCACCACCAGTGCCGCCAGTAACCGAATCAGTTGCACCACCACCACCAGAGCCGCCAGTTGCACCTGTCAAAGTTGCGGCTGATGTGCCTCCTGCTGACCCGCCCCCGCCGCCGCCAGTAGAGGTAATAGTAGAAAAAACAGAATCACTACCATTTGTACCTCTAGCTGAACTAGATGTTGAACCAGCACCACCAGCACCAACAGTTACCGTATAGGACAAAGTTGGGCTTAAAGATAATGTGCTTGTTCTAAAACCGCCAGCACCACCACCACCTGCCCGTGTTCTACCGCCACCACCTCCACCTGCAACCACAAGGTAGGTAACAGTAACCGATTGCAGTCCTGTCCACCCAAAGGCAGCAAGTGCGGCGGCTCCAATTT